GTCACCGATGCGTAAAAGAGGGAGAGGCATTTGGTCTTTTCTTAAGCAGCTGGGTCCGAGGTGGTAGCGCAGAAATTTCGATGACGGTCCCTGGTTCTAATGTTCCGATCATCTACCCTCTAGAGTCTCAACAGGGATTTAAGTTTAACAGCTATGCAGACCAGTTCTTGTTCTGTAACATGCCTGCGGCGAATATATACTGGTATAATGCGAACGTACAAAGTCCAGTTTAGTTTTTAAGGGGTTTTTATGTCCTTTACTTGGCCTGGGGGAGTTGAGAACGTACCAGCTTCTTCTTATGTTATGCCAGCTCTTGACGACTTGAACTGGTTTACCCAAGTAAATGGGTTCCTAGAGGCGTTAGGCACAGGTGCTCAAGGTACGACCTTTCAAAGGTTCTCAGTAGAGCTTGTCGACGCCTCTCCCTATACTGTTTCAGACACATCCTGTGTTGTCGCAAATAGTGTTGACGCCAGGACTATCAATCTTCCTGCTGGGTCTGCTAAAAGGGTTTTATTTATCAGCAACAATAGTGCTGTTTCCATAACAACGACGATAACTCCGTTTGCTGGTCAGACCATAGGAGGCGGAGCGCCATCATATGCACTGATAGGGTCTTACGCGAGAGTTGGTTTAATATTTATTGGTACAGACTGGGTAATATTTTAAAGAGGGATAAATGAAGGGCTTAAGCAAAGAAGCTAGACTGTCGGCCATTCGTCAACTTCGAGTTGCTTTGGCCAAGAAAATGAAACACGAGATGAGCGAGTCTCCTGCAATGCAGGCTAAAGAAGACGGCGTAGCCGCCATGGATGAAGGACCAAGGGTATCGATCCACGTTAGCACTGGTAAAGAAATTAACAAGGGAATAGATAAGATTGAGCGTGAAGAGGCAGCAGACCCGAAAGATAAGCCTATCAATGATGAATTGCGAGCATCCCTTAAGAAATTTATGCACGATGATCTAACGATCAAGCCTAAAGGTTCTGCCAGAGTTGTATATGGAGGCCCTAAGATCCCAATCCCCAAGGGAAATGAAATGCTTGCAATGGTGGAGAAGGTAGTAATGCCACCTAAAAAACCAGGTAGACCCAAGAGGTCATAATGGCTATTAACTCTGATTACCTGTTAGCAGGCGTAAAACGCAGGATAACAGACCCTCAGCATCAAAATAGGTTACAAAATGCAGACATCCTCGCTTTTGCCGATCAAGTTGTACAGGCCGAAATCATCCCCATTATGGAAAGCTGTCAGCAAGATTTTTTCATTACTTACACCGAAACCCCTCTTGTCTCTGGGCAATCAGAATACCAGATTCCATACCGCGCAGTCGGGAGGAACCTCAGAGAAATAAAGATGCGCAATACTGGTGATTTCACCAATTCCGCATGGCGAAACATACCGCTTATCAGTATTGAGAATGCGTACCAGTATTACACATGGTCATCTATCGCTGGTTTCTATTTCAAGGGTGACAAAATCCAGCTAGTGCCCAATGTACAAACAGGGTCAAACCCTAATGCCTTTCTTGGTATATGGTGGAGACTACCACCTAATAAACTGGTAGAGTTTGACCTGACCGCTGAGGTTGTAAGCATTGCGAGTAACGTTGTAACAGTAGACGGGGTCCCTGGGGATATTGAAGCTGGAACCTTGGTAGACTTTAACCAGTCTCAAAGTGGTTGTAGCATCCTAGCTTATGATGTACCAGTGCAAGCGACCTCACAGACTACCATAACCTTTGCAAGTGCCGACCTAATCCCCACTGATCTTGTTCCAGGTGATTTCATAAACCTGGCAGGTACCAGCTATGTATTAAACTCAGTCCCGAACGAGTGCTACCCACTTCTCGAGACTCTGACCTGTCGTCGTGCAGCCCAAGCCATAGCCGACTACGAAAACCTAAGGGTTCTCGACGCAGATGCTAAGATCGAACGGGAGAATTTCAAGAAAATCATTGAACCGCGTATTGATGGCGAGCCTACGATTATTATTAACCCTAGGAGCATTGCGCGTAGTTGGAAATTTAACCAACGCACATGGCTTTATGGTCAATAGAGGAATAAACGTTGTACGTAACCCCAGAAATAAAGAGATTCAGAGGATTACACCTGCAGCGTAACAGCTTCGAGGTGCCAGATGGTGCTCTTGAAGAAGCTGAGAACTGCGTATTGTACTCTGATCAAATCATCGAGAAATGCAGGGGTTACTATAAGTTTTTCGATAACAACACACCACCTGCTACCGTAAAGGGTCTGTGCAACTTCCAAGAAACTCTTGTCAGTTCTAACACTGATGGTCTCTACTACTATCAAGAACAGGGTGAGGAACCCAATAAAACAGGGGTTAGCACCCCTATACCCAATGACCCTGCGGTTATCTATGATGTTAGTGGTGTAGAATCTCGTTTTGCACAGGCCAATGGTAATTTATACACGACAACAGACAATGGAGTTGTGAAGTTATCCAATATCAACAGTGTGGTCTTACAATCCGGTGTTCCACAGGGTTTAGATATAACTGCTTATTACAAGGTAGGTAGTGCATCTAGTTTATTACAACCTGAGAGCAGCCCAAATCCCGATGTTAGCACCAACCCGTTAACAGATTTCAATACATTTCAGGTTTCCTACAGGGTGGTTTTCGGATACAAGGACCTAAATAGTAACCTACTCCTGAGTGCCCCCAGTTCTCCTGTTACTATCAATAACCCTGTGGTTTCTGCTGCGGTTGCCAACCCTGCGGGAACTATAGCCAGGATTACGAGCACCGCACATGGTTTAGTTGTAGGCATGAATATCTACGTATTCTATGGGAGGACCACGGAGCCAGGAGGTACGGGGTGCGTGTATTTCAATAGCATTACTCGCGAATACCCAGTTATAGCAGTAACTGCCAATACGTTTGATATTGATCTTGGTGTCCCATACCCTTCTGACCCAGGGCCTCCAGTAGCACCAATGGCATTTTTGAACTACTGCTACGCGGCATCGCCAGAGGTTGAGTTTTCCATACCAACGGAGTGCGATGAAAACATTCTTCAACCCACCTTCTCTGTGAACTGGATCTACAAAGTATATAGGACGTTACCACAGGTTAGCGGTCAATTCTTGGGTGAATTTATATCTGTAGGTGAAGGAGTAATTCCTATACCTCAACCGTCGCCTCGTATTCTGTTCTATACAGATGACAAGCTAACCACAGGTGGTGAATATTTATACACCAATTCTAACAGTGGAGAGGGTGAATTACAGGCAAACTATCGACCTCCCCTTCCTCAAGACTTGGATTTTTTCCAGGGGTCAATGTTCTACGCGAACTACCAGACACGCAGGTTGTTAAACTTCAGTGTGGTCAGTGGACCTAACATGACCATTGGGGTACCTAACAATGTATACAGTTTTTACGATATAGATGTAGACGATCAACGCAGGAGATTCCTAGCGGTAACAGGTATAGGAAATCATACAACATTAGCGACTTGCTCAGACGACGGGGCGGGCAACCTGCTTATCACTAGCCCTGCTCATGGGTTCGTCAGCTATGGGTTAATCAGTGTCTACATAAGCGATGCATATGGTAACGGTGATGTAATCACATCAGAAACCTATTATGTTACGTACGTGAGTGCTGATACATTCCTTCTATCTGCAACAATTGCCGATAAGGTCGCAGGCGTTCCCGTATATATTCCATATAAAACAGAGTCATCTCTGTATGTGCAGGCAATACAGTTTCCGCGTGGAAATTTCACGTTGTGTAACTGGTCAAGAGACGCGGGAGGTGATGTAACCGTAACTTTGTCTGATAACAACCTGTTTGATGGCATGTGGGTCTATATATCTAATTCCACTGGCGCAATACCTATAGTTGCAGGTCTTTACCAAGTTATTGTTGCTCCTGGCTTTCCAAACGAGTTCTACTTTAACGATGGATTAGGTGCAGACACTGGAACCTGTACGGTCAGTGACGAGCCCTACTGCTTTGCGGCCAAGGGTGCTGATGCTCTTGGTAGGACACAAACCGCACAGAACCTAGTTAAGGCACTGAATAGGGATCCTGACGACTTCGTATATGCCCAGTACCTGAGTTTAACTGATGACCTTGGTGATATGCTCATACAGACCAAGGGCTTTGACGACATCATACGTATTTACGCATCAGATGCCAGGATCGCAGATGGGATATATCCGCAGATACCCTTTGTTAGTGTTTCCAATGTAGCCGCATCTGAGGCGGCTCTATTGGTTACCGTGGTTTCTCCTCTACACAATTTAAGAGATCATCAGAATGTTTTTGTATATGGCGCCACACAGATCGGCGGCGCTGCGACTACTGGTGTAGATGGCTTGTGGTCTATCACAGTTGTGGACGTGAATACATTCACATTTACCATACCTGCCCCTCCGGGAGGCGGAACCCTTCAACAGCTGAGCTACTCATACACGCGAGATACGGATTATATAGAGTCAATCAATGATGACGCCCCAAACGGGTTGTTGATCTCTAAAAACGGAGAGCCTGAAGCTGTACCATTGGTAAATTTCGTATACGTAGGAGACAAAAGCCCTATTCGCAGGATCCATGCGCTTAGCAATGCCCTGATTATCCTAAAAGACGATGGTGTCTACCGTTTAACAGGGGACAATGTAGCAAATTTCAGCATCAACCTGCTAGACAGTACAGTCAGGATTATAGCCACTGATAGCTCTGCAGTTTTAAATAACCAGGTTTTACTGTTGAGTAACCAGGGTGTGGCAATGACGACGGAAACCTCGGTCGAGATCATCAGCAGACCCATTGACGACGTAATACAGAGTATTCTGACAAAACCAGAGGTGCAATCTGTAACCCATGCGTTTTCAAACGAGGTAGACAGGCTATACCTGATAAGCACTACTACCCCTGATTACGTGCAGCAAATTCCAGATAAACCATCTGTAATGTATGTGTACAACACCATGACTGACTCTTGGACATCCTGGGAGTGGCTGTTCACCCATGGAACCATTGGGCCTAGTAACAAGGTATACCTATTAGATTCAGAGACAGGGAACATTAAGAAGGAGCGCAAGAATAACAAGAGAACCGATTACATGGGGCAAAACTACAATCTACAGGTTTTGTCTATTGATGACTCATCGGTTTACGCAACTTGTAAGATAGTGGACATTGTCCCAGAATCTGGCGACTGCATTGTTAAGCAATCCGTAGTCAATATTATTGACGAAGTCATCCAGATAGATGCAACCACGTATGTCCTGGTATTTTTTGATCCATCGAACCTGGTCGGCGGCCAAACTGAGGTTGGGTATTCAAGGACTACCAACGTTGTGGATGTATTGGCTCCTGACCACGGTTTGCAACCTGGTGACTTTATCTATGTTTACTATGCTACAGGCGGGAATCCTCCAGCCCTGTCGTCGTATCAGGTGACGTTCGCGGATGCTAACAGTTTCACATTTACCAGCGTTGGTCTTGATGATTCAGGGTTGTTAAGCTACTCAGAATACGTGACGGCGTATGAAGGGTATACACTACGAGCTAAGTTTTCCCCTTTCCATGCCGGTATGGTCGGTAGGAGCAAACAATTTTGTCAGTTTCAATGCCATTTCAGAAGCCCTGATTGCACTGCTGCAATGGTAACCTTTTCAGGTGATACATACCCTACTAGCCTACCTGTCTACTGGGAACGAATCCTGACTACTCCTGGATGGGGATTGTTTCCATGGGGTCTTGTACCATGGGGACAGCCCATTGACGATAATCTTCCAGTGGGTACACAACCGGCGAGCATATTGCGCACGTATGTTCCTGCTACTTCCGCACGTGGAACATTTATTCAACCAACAATAGAAAACAAAGTGGCAGGCGACAGGGTGAGCATCCAAAGCTTAAGCTACGACGTGAGGGCATATGGCTCAAGACCGAGCAAATAGCGGCAATGAATACTGGTTACACAAGGACTCGAAGGGTGCCATAAACTACCTTTCTGATGTGCATAACCGTTGGACTCTGTGGAACAACTCACCAGTACGCATGGCTTGGGTTCGTAACTTTGTAGCTTACTATAGCGCATTAATCCAGCCAAACGGTTGGGACACTAGCATGATGATGATGGGCTATCAAGGGGAACTATTGAAGCTCTTTAGTCCAAAGGCTAGGAGCTTGGTACGTCAGTTGATAACCTTGTTAACCAAGAGACGGTTGTCATTCCAGGCGCAAGCTCAAAGCTCAGGGGTGGACATCCTTAATGACGTTAAACTTGCCAACGCCGTTATGGATCAGATCATAGAGAACGAATTCCTCAACAAGAAAGAAGAAGACCTAATAGAGATAGCTATTGTCTTTGGGTCTGCATATATGCGAACAGCGTTTAGGACTGACCTAGGAGAACCATTCCTTGTAGATGAAGGTCGTATCCTGAGAACGGGGCAACCTTGTATCGATGTATTTACCCCACTGGATGTATTTTTCGACATTGACATTGCATCCTGGGATCGTATGAGCTGGGTAGAGGTTCGCAGTATCAAGAACAGATGGGAACTAATAGCAGATCACCCAGAGCTTGAAGAGGAAATACTTGCTATTCCTAGTTGGTATGACACACGGGGTCCTAACTATTGGTTTGATCAGCAGAATGTTAACAATCCAGACCTTGTAGCAATTTACGAATGTTATGCAAAACCTTCCAACGCTTTACCACCAAAGAGCATTAACGATCCTATGGACCCTGGCGGTCGTATGATCATATATGGCAGTGATACTTGTGTTTTCTACGATGGTCCGAATACCTATGGTTGCATACCTGTGCAACAGTTACTACCTGAGAGGATTCAGAGCACGTCCCTTGGTTACCCTAAGCTTACCGATCTTCTTGGTCTCCAGGAGGTCTTTGATAACACTATTTCTGCAATTGCGACTAACCTATCTACATTCGGGGTGCAGAGCGTCACAATCCCTAGGGATTCAGATATCAATGTAACCGCACTATCTGGAATGAACTTGATCTCCTTTACACCAATGGAGAATGTACACGGTGGAGGTCGCCCAGAGGCATTACAATTGACCCAGAGCCCACCAGAAGCTTTCAAGATGCTTGATATCACCAAGCAGGAGATGAGCGATTATTCTGGGATACATCCAATTATGCAGGGTGATGCTAAGAACGTTTCTTCTGGAGCAATGGCCGCTACCCTTTCGGCCAATGCTGTTGAATATATGGACAGCTTGAGCAAGGGTTTAAACATTACGTTAGAACGCGTAATGATGGACGCATTGGTGTGCTTGAAAAGATTCGGTAAGATACCTCGCAAGGTAAGCATGACGGGTAAATCTAACCAGGTATACGAAAAAGAGTTCGTAGGAGAGGACCTAGGTAAAGTAATTGGAGTAAAAATACTTGTTAGTAATCCACTTATGCAAACCACTAGTGGACGCCTAGAAATTTGCCAACAAATCATGAGTGTTCCTCCTGATTTTCTACCGACTTGGCTGGGAATCCTCGAAGGGAAACCATTGGAATCTATTACCAAGGGGGCGCTTAACCAGAGTGACCTTGTCTACATGGAGAACGAGCGCCTACTGTCAGGGATGCAAACCCCTTCACTGATAACCGATGACCACGCGTACCACATACAGAAACACGCAGAGCTGCTTAATGACCCAGAAATGCGTATGGAATCTGATAAACTACAGGTAATCATGGACCATATCCTAGGTCACCAAGAGTTAATGAGGCAGGCTGACCCAGAACTTGCAATGATTATCAAAACAGGTCAGATGCCACCTGTACCGGCGCAGAACTTGGAACAATTAGAAAAGCCACCTGGTATGGGTAACCAAATGGCTACGCCGGCAGCGCCAGCTAAACCAGCTAAGGACGCCCTAGGTAGACCAGCTCCAGGGGGTGCATAATGGCATACGCGTTTAACAGGATTAACGATACCCTAGATAAGGCCAACATTTTTGAGGGTCAGAACACCGACTCGACAGCTGAGGAAAAACCCTCCACACTTCCCGAGAGGATGGCACCGCCCGAATCAGCACCTCTTACCACCTCGACCGGCGTTGGTCCTTCAGTCCAGTCGTCGAATCCCCAGAGACCGAAGGGCTCATCAATGGTGGGTGGCAACATTGGTCAACGCGCTACACAGGTTGCTCTTAAAGAAGCTCAAAAGGGTGGAATCGAGGTTCCCGGTATATTTGGGAGACTTACACAGTCACTGGATAAGCAGAAGGCTGACCTACAGGCATCAGCCAACACTTACTTAAATAATCAGAGAGAGGCAGCTAGGAAAGCATCAGAAATTACTGATGAACAGATCGGCGCAGCAGCAGAAGGAAACACAGAAGCCTATAACCGCGTTGCAACAGGAGCTACTAACCCTACTCCCAGGACTCCTGATGCATTAACCCTACCCACTGAATCTGATCTTGCAAAATCTACCCAGGAAGCCAGGGAAATCATAGGAAGCGACGCAACTATGGGTAAAGCTCTAGCTAGAGGTAAGGGGCCAGAGTATTCACCTCAGATGGCAGCATTTGACGTTGCGGCTATCAAAGGAGCACCGGGGTTTTCTAGGACCCTGTCTACCCTAGGTGAGAGTTATAACCAGTTAAAGGATTTAACTGATAAATTAAGGTTAGAATACCCAGCTAAAGCACGAGAAGCAGCACTAAAGGAAGCAGGGGGACAGAAGGTTAGCGCCAGAAATAGATTAGGTCTTTACCTGAATGAATTAGACAGACGAAACCAATTAGAAGCAGATGCAAGAAATGCAGAGGAAAGAAGGGCATTTGAGGATTACAAGAGATCGCTAAGTGAGCGTCGCGACCCTGCTTTACGTGGAGATATAGAGGAATTAAAAAGGAAAGCATTAGAGGATCTACGGGGAACTTATGCAGGATCTGAGGAGGAATTAGCAGATTTATCTAATGCAGATTTATTTAATTATTTATCTCACGGAGATTTAGAATTAACCCCTAGGTTGCTACACGAATACACCAGGGGACAAATGTACGATCCTACAGAGTCTAGGAAATTTGAGAATTTATCGAAAATCCTGGGCGGTGGAGAGGTCAGGACCCCTGGGGATTACCAACGGCCAATATCTACTTATTCAGGTAGTTCTAATCAGTACAAATTAAATAGAGATAGATTAAAGAATAATGCGTTGTACACAATTAAGGCGAGAAATGCATTACGTGAACCTAGAAGATTGGGTGAGGTAATCCATTCCGGAAACGCTAATAATCAGGAAAAAGATAGGATCAGATCTACTGTTACCGATGGAATAAGGGCGTTTGGTGGGGGAATAGGTTCTAACTATGATGCTATGCGATCGGCACCTAGAGTTATGGCAGCTATGAATAAGATTGGTTTAGGATCAGTTGCAGGAAAACCAATGGGTGAATTGATTCCTGAATTGATAAAGCACTTTGATCCTAGCTTGGGAAGACTAAAAGAGTTTGTACCCCCAAATAACCGATGGTCTGAGGGATACGTAGCAAACAGCGATGCAAATGCAGATGCTCTACGAAGATTGTCAGAGGCTACAGGTAATGTGTCAGACTATGGGACAATGACTAGTGAGAACCTATTCAGATCACAAGGTGAGTCTGACGATGTGTCAAAAGAAAGAGTGAGACGATATTTCCAATCTTTAGTAGATACATTCATGAGTGAAATGAGAAATAGAGGGGGTCTATAGTATGGAACCCGTAACCGCTGGGATCCTAGCAGCTCAGGTTATAACCCCGTTAGTCGGTGGGTTTATCAATAGATACCACGCCGCCAAAGCTCAGGGAGCATCTGAGAGAATATTAAGAGAAATGGAACGGGAATGGGAAAGAATTAAACCCGTTAACTACCCCTATGACATACGTCAACCACCAGAGTTGCACTATGAGGCTCTTCAGGACCCAAAGTACGCACCAGCGTTAGAGCAAACTGCACAACTTATTCAGGAAAAAAACCCTGAGTTAATTAAAGATTCTGCCGACATGAGAATGGGTAGAGATGCTCAGCAGAATGCGTTGAGAAGATATCTACAGATAGCGTCATCAAAGGATGACCCAGAGTATGCGGCGGCAATAGAGAGAGCATCACGAAGAGCAGGTGCTGACGCACAGTCAAGGCAAGCTTCCCTGATGCAGAATTACCAACGGCGTGGCCTAGGTGGTAGCGGTCTAGAGTTGCAATCTCAGCTAGGAAGCCAAGCGTTAGCAAATGAGCAACAGGGTATGCAGAGCATGGAGGCTGCTGCGCAGGCGTATAAAAACAGGCTAGCAGCGCTTGCAAGTGGAGCAGAGCTTGGGGGTCGCATATATAACCAGGATATGACCCAGCAACAGATCAATATGAATGCGATTAACGCGTTTAACCAGAGAGCAGCACAGAACAGACAAAACTATGAGATGGATCGTCAAAATTTCCTGATCAACGAGAGAGACCGTCAGGATAGGATAGCAGGGGATGCATACAACAGGGCATACAATGAGAGGGCTTACAAGGGTAACCTAGCTCTGACAAATGCAGATTTACGGCGCAGGTATGAGCAGGACCTAAAGGATAGAGCAGATACCCAGTATGGACAAAACCTTGATTTGCTACGAGCAAGGTCAGGATTAGCAACCAATAGGGCAGACCGCGTATTAGGACGAGCACAGGATGAGATGGCCCGTCGTCAGGGTGTTTTCGATACTGTTGGGGCAGGATTAGGAGAGGCTAACAGATACAGGAGAAACTCTGCGAGAGATGCTCAGTATGAAGAGGATCGTAGGCGCCGCAGACACTTTGAGGACCAGTATGCAAGATCTCAGGGTTGGGCTTCATACCCAGAATCCGAGGAGGAATAGGCATGACACCCAATAGAAATTCCAGATTGGAAGCAATACGAAAGATGCTGGCAACCCCAGAGGGTGAGTTGGAGGAAACCGAGTACCTGCGTAGGTCGTTAGCAGAACCTGGGTTAGAACCTAGGGAACAACCACCCGTGAGTGATGCGTTTTTAGCTCAGCTGTCGAGGGGTTCAGCACAGATGGGCACCCTTGGTGGGAAAGCACCACAGACAACCTTACCAACGTATTTGAAGGAAGCACGGGCAGAAGAGCAGGAGTATGACAAAATCAGGTCAACCGAGGAGGCTGCACGCAGGAAACAACTTTTGCAGCGATATCAGGATTTACAGAAGAGAGGACAGGAAAGACAGAAGGCATTACTAGATGTTGAGGGAAAAGATTTAGAGCACCTGTCGACAGCAGAAAGAGACATTCAGCGTCAGGGTTTTGAAAGTGGACAATTGGATAAGAGGTTGGGACAGGATAAAGCCCAGTTCGAAGCTAAGCTAGCATTTGATGCAGACATGCAGGACAGAAACCGCACATTCCAAGCTGGTCAGCAGGCAAAAAGGTTAGAAAACGCATTAGAAGCAGCTAAACAACGGGGGTCATCGGCAACCAAGATACCTCCTGCTGATATATTAAAATCAGAAATTTCATTTGAAAGAGCCAAAAATGACGCATTATCCTCAATGGATAAGCTGAAGGAAATCTCAAATAAAGACCTACAAGGTAGATTAAAATCTGTATTAAGCCTAGATGACGCGACCAAGGAACAAATTACAATGCATAGCAGTGCGTTAGGTCAAGCCTTAGCAAAGATGGCAGAGCCAGGAAACCAAACCACAGAAGGCGAGGTGGCCAGGGTAACAAAATCTTTGGGCGAGCTTAAATTAGCGCAAACCCCTGAAAAGGCTGCTAACATTATTAAAAACATAGAAAATCTAACCCATCAAATAGCCAAGAGCAGCAGGACGGCTACCCAGACTGTGTACGATAGGTACGGTATCAATTACGGGTCTAACATCGCAACGCCAAAGGAAACACAAACACCAAAAGAACCAACGTTATATAACCCAAATATTGAATTAAAGAAAAGCTCTCCTGGGAATAAAATAAAGCAAGTTCCAGATTCTGTAACTGGTAAGATGCATACAGTTGAATTTGATTCCAGTGGGCAACCTATTAAGGACTGGGGAGAGGTGAAATGACCACCGATAGTCTAAAAAAAAGGTTTGGCACACTTACAGATGATGTCATAGAAAAACAAGAATCAAAAACTATTACTAGCAATGACCTCAAGAAAAGGTTCGGTTCCCTGAAACCAGAAGATCAAGAACCTGACCTAGGTGACCTATCAGCCAGTGGTGAAGCCATTAGAGAAAAGGTTGATGAACCAGGATTTATCGAGGGTTTGAAGGAAAGCGGGAAACGTCAGTTGAGCGACCCTATTGCCTATGTAGCAGGAGCACAAAGGGGGCTGGATGCATGGACCGCAGGAGGCCTGAAACAGGCGGTAGCAGGGTTGAAAGCACTGAATCCTAAAACTACGTATGAACAGGCTCTACGAGAGCAGCAACAGTTAGAGAAAGAGGATTTCGAGAACTACCCATTACTAACGTATCCGGCTTATGCCTATGGTACATTTACATCACCGTTAAACAAACTGAAGCTTGGTGGTGCACCAGGTATTTTGAAATCAGCCGCCGGGGCTGCTGCACAAACAGCTATTGAACGTACATTATCTGATGATATTAGAAAAGCAGACAAAAACATATTAGGAGGTGCTTGGCGCGGAGGCGCTGTGGGTGGAGCTTTAGGAGCTATACCTGCAGCCGCTGGCTTTGCAAAAACCATTGGAAAAGCCACCGCACGTACTCTGACCAGGTCTAACCCTCAGGCGATAGAGGATTACCTACAATTAACCAAGGAAGCTCGCAAATCCATTGGTAAAGGCGAGATTGAACCTACCCATAAGCTAGCGCAGCAGTGGGAAGACCAGATGCGTGAGAAGGAATTAAGGCTTACGCAGAGAGAACCAGAGCTTGCGGCCGTAGCAGCCAGGGACACCAGAAAGACTAGTTCAAAGGATGTCCTGGGAGACCTGGAGCAAGAACGGTCAGAGTTTCTTGCATCACGTCAGGGCGTATTAAATGACGAGGACAATAAGTACCTAGGTTACCTAGATAAGCAGATAGAGGCGTTTGAAGCACCTGAGCACCTGAGATATGGGGAACTATTAGACAAGGTTAACCCTGAGCAGGTTATTAAATATAAAGAAAACCCTAAATATTTCACAGAAGCTCCTACATTTAATCAGATTGCACAAAATATTCTAGAAGACCTAGGAGGAGTTAGGGATAAGGTTACAGGTAGCTCACAGTTTAGCAAGAGCATACTCAAAAGAGATAAGGTACAGATCCCAAAAGAGGAAATAGAAAGGGTTCTGAATTCTGCTAAGAAGAAATCAAGGGGATTAACTGAGGGGTCAGAAATAGCTATTTCTGCTATTGAGGACACGCTTAGAAGAGTTAGGGAATCCAGAGGTAAAACTGTATCAGGGTTAAAGCTTAAGGAGCTAATACAGGAAACCCAGCAAAAGGCAAACATGGGTCAACCTATGACCAAGTGGCAGGGAACACCTGAGAAGACAAAGACACGACTACAGGGTGAACTAAACGAGATCCTAAAAACAGGGAGCCCAGCATACGCAGAATCCATGGTGCCAACGGCCGAAGAAACTAAATTCTTTAGCAGGTTTTCCAAAGATAAGGTGATACCAGAGGACGAGCAGGCGCTAACTAATTTCTTGTCCTCCATGGCGCGAGAAAAAACAGGTGGTACACGTCAGGCGAAACAGTTTATAGGGGAACTAGAGGGACGACAACTGGGTGAAAGAACTGGTAGGTCCCACCTGCCAGCTGTCGAACAAGCTGAGTCTGCTAGACGGTTTGCAAACGAGCTGGAAAAAGCAGGGTACACTAGAGACGAGGTTGATAGAATCCTGCGAGAGGCGAATACTCCCACATATTCTGACCTTGACGCATCCAGGATTTTCCAGATGCTACCCGAGGCAGAGAAACATGGGATAGGAGATATACTAGAAAAACGTATAGCATCTCCTGAGTACGTAGCTAAACGAGGGGAGTTTACCCGTACTCAACGTGCCCTAGATGAACAGAAAAACGTTGCTCCTACCGCTGCAAGCCTGGAAACCATAGGTAAAGGTATGTATGCACCTAGTAAATCAGAGGGCACCAGAGGGCTAGACAAGCTAGTGCAATTTGATGCCGCAAACGCCACTGACTGGGCAAAGCAACTACAAATGTCAGCTCTAGCAAGTCATTTCAAGGGTGAAGGGACAGCAGGTAGCAGGACGGTCCAGACATTCGGAAACTTTGTGCAAGACCCATCGTTTAAGCAAATGGCGGTTGCAATTGGATCACTCACAGATATTTTTGGTAAAGAAGCAGTGAGACGCGGCCTAAACATAGTCGCTGACATTGAACAAGCCATGGCCAGCGGTAGAACCAAACAGGCTCTAGACATGATCAGAAAACTACCTAGAGAATCAGTAGCAAGAGAACTGGTAAACAACTTTTTCCCACCTAGGATAGCAGAGGTTAAAAATGACATGTAACACAAAAGAGGTAATATTTTCGGGTACAATGAACCAGTTTAACGGGGTATTCCAGGCTATTGATATCGGAAGCAATACCAACGTGAGTATACAGTTTACCCTGAGTGGTGCCGCGGGACTGACGGTTTCCAACATGGAGTTATCCAATGACAAAGTGGGTTGGATTGTAGCTGCAAATCAACCAACTCCGATTACTGGTGCTGCTCCTGCCACTGTTTACGTAGAGGCCCCAAGATTGCCAGCAGGGGCGACTATACCGGGGGTTTTAAGCAGGTATGTTAGATTTACTCTTGCAAATGCAGTATTAACCGACACTATGACCGTAACGGTTGTGGCTAAATAAAGGATAAAACATGGATATGCAAAAACTAGGCGCACAAAAGAGCAAAGAGGTCCTACAAGACGTTGGTAACATTGCAGCTTTGCTAACTCACCTCATCAAACATGGTATGGACGGGCAGGCTTTCTTTAAGCTTACAGGTCTGGTTTCTCATGTTTTGGAACTAATGCAAGATGCCCCTGCTGCATGGCCAGAACTTAAGGACTTAGACCAAGCAGAAGCTGCAGAGCTTGGAGCTGAGGCGTATAAAGCTGCTAAGATGATTTATGACGCAATCAAACAATAGCGGCCAGCCGCCTTAAAGGGGGAAGTATGCAAAATCAAGAAGAGGTTAAAAAGAGTTTCTCAGGGGGTTCTGAGTGGCTACCTCTCATATTCAGACTGGTTGAATGGATTATCGGTTTAATTGAAAAAATCAGAGAAAAACGAGAGGAAAAGCGTGCAAAAAAAGAAAAAGAAAAAGGCTCCGCGGGAGGCCCCAATACTGCAGGTGAGTCACCAATCGATGAAGCAGAACAAAAAGAAGACGAAGCCATTGAAGAAAAACTCAAACGATTGGCAGATGCAGCAAAAAAACTTAAGGAAAGAAAGTGAATAGCGTAAAAACTCGCGTGCTACGCGTTCCTGGCGGCCTAGTTAAGGTTAGCAAGTACTTCACGGCACTTGAAATGCGATGCAGATGCAACCGCGTCGAGTGTGACGCTACGCCAATGCAGCAACCGTTTCTAGATAAACTGGATCATATGCGCGAGTTATATGGTAGAGCATTAAAGCCAACCAGCGCCGCGAGGTGTCACTATTGGAATAAGATAATAGGTGGAGCAGATAAAAGCCAACACTTAGAGTCTAACGCCTGTGATTTTTACTTCCTGTCGTCGAAGGATTTGCAGGAGGCAGTTAAGGCAGCAGAAAAATCAGGAATGACAGGAATCGGCGTTGGCAAGAGAATGATACACGTGGATAACAGAGAGGGGCCAGCCCGCTGGACTTACCCCAACTATTAATTAACTATTTTATTAAACCACGGAGAACACCAGATGACAGCATTCGTTTAGGTGATGCGTCTATTGCTTTCTGGTGAGCTAGTTGCTGTATTAGCTTTGCATTATTTATAAATGCAGCCTGTTCGATTTTCATGTTTTTCAAGTTTCTCTTAAGTGCCATCTCAAAGTTGATGTCTTCAATGATTTTCTTAACTGTTTTCATCTATATTCCCTTTATGCAAATTAATTAGAAACCTATATCGTCTTCACTGCTTTGAGTGGTTGAAGCGCTGTCCCCGTTAAACTTAACCACTTTGTTTGCTGCTACGTAGGAGAATGTGCGATCTTGACCAGCCTTGTCCTTGTATTTCCTGGTCTCAAACTTACCCTCTACGATAAGCACGTCGTTTTCATAAACCCCGTTCATTGCTTCAGCAGATTTACCGAATCCCTGGATATGTATCCACTGACCGTTTTTATCTGTAGGGTCCTTAGCCTCAAGGATGCACTTACCAAATAAGGTTCCCTTGTCAGTAGTTTTAACCTCTGGATGTTTCTTCACTGATCCCATTACAAACACTTTGTTTATCACTTTTAACCTCTTCTTTAACTTCTGCAACAATAGTATCAACATTTTCACCATTAGTCAACACTGGCAGCGTCGAGGTTGGAGCAAATGGCAGGTTAAGAGAAAAATCTAGGTCATCCTCAAGTTTCACAGTTTCAACCACATTATCAAGATCTTTGGAGTTTTTACCCTTCATAGCAATGGAGACCTTGTCACATAGATAAGACAAGTTCATTTCTGATAACTTCTTTGCAAGAGCAGCCTTGTGCTTGATGTTGTTGGGGTCATAGCCACCAGCGTTTTTTTGTTCTATGGCTATAGGCTCAACAGCAGAAGATGAGACTTTAATCGATTCCATTCTATCCTCAATATTAACGGGTTGCATTGGGTCAATTTCGTCTGGTGTGTAACCAATCATAATTATGTCTGGTGCTACCGATCTTGCTGCCTCAGAAGTGCAACGGGAACGACACATAGCCCTTGGGTATTTTCTCCAGCTGTCGTTACTTGATAAGCCAGCCCTCTTGGCATCTTCCATATCAAACTTAATGATCTGCTTTTCCCTACCGGGTCTGCGAACCTCCATTGTGCAACCTTCATCGGTAAGACGTAGAAAGTTGATCTCGATGCCTGCTTTATACATCATGGCAAGCATGAGACTAGCCGACATTGTTGGGGTACCCTGAATGATCTTGATCTCAGCAAGGGAAAGCATTGGAGGGAGGCCCATTTCGTGACCCTTAAGCATAACAGCTAAGGCCTGCTCAGCAGTCTTAATGCTCTTGGGTGCAAATCCTGACGCAACGATAACGTTTGCCTGTTCTTTTAGGACTGTCCATACAGTGGGATTCAAAAGAGCTGGTAGAGTAGACATTATAAACCTCTCACGTATGTGTTTTCAGATAGAAACGCCAAACCTTCTAGAATCATTCCGTCTTCAAGGTCTTTACGGATTTTGTCAGTATCTAGATAGTAGAATGTGTTATTTTCGACATAGGAACCGTACCCAATTTTGTACAATCTATGTGATTCCTCAAGTGACAAAACATTTTTGAATTTCTGCTCACCTGTCGGAACCATAATTTCTAACTTTTTCTTACCTTGGCACAATGTAACCTTGTTCCCAATACTGTCTCTTACACTGGCCTTTGGATTAGCAAGCAAAGCCTGTTTTGTGCTTTCTATTACGCTATCAGCTATTTTATCCATGCGTTGCAGGTGTTTTTTTATTTCACCCTGCATCTTCTTAAGCATCTCAACCTTAGATTCGATCTCACGAAGTAGATACTTCCTACGGTCTATGGAAGCAGTAGCTTGATCATCTGCCCACAGGTAATTTTTTCCTACGTATTCATCGATTTCCTGTCCTTCATCAAGCATTTCCATCATGACTTGGAGGTGATTTGCGGCCTCCATCAGGCTCATCTTAACTTTTGTTTCAACTAGCATTTGCTCTCCATGGGTTAACGTTGTATACTTTATTTATAAACAATTAACCAAGAGGTGTCAAGTGTCAGAAAAAACTAACAAAGCCAAAGAGATTTTCTCAATGAATCTAAGGGTGTACATGGCAATATTCAAGATCACTCAAAGGGAACTGGGTAAGAAATGCGGGTTGAGCAACGTCACGATAAGCTATTACATATCAGGTAAAAAGAACCCTAATCTAGGAAGTGCCGCGAAAATCGCAGAAGCTCTAAATGTTTCCATAGAAGATCTATTTACTAAAAAAACCTATCACTGACGAGGGGTTTATGAAATTGGTGGTGAATAAAAATCAGTTCCAGCACAACCTTGACAAAGAAAGACAGGAAAGAATAGATAACAACATACAGGAGGAACTGAATAAATTAGTGGAGAAACTCCTAGGGGTATTGGATGACCACCAGCAAGCTATAGAAGAATGTACGAATGACGATATTATGAACGCGATTTCTTACCTATTGGGTATTTGGACCGCAAAGGCATACACCGAGGAAGCGATGAGGACCGTTGTTTCCCCTCGTACGTGCCTATGGTCCGTACTACGTATGGTAGATTTTCAGGTTTCAACTGTCCTGTCGGACACAATAGGGTATAACCCGTTAACAGATTTGTAGGATTGAATATGATGATTAGTTATCACGTTGGCCAACGCCATGAGGAACATTGGAGATTTACGAAGGGTTGGCAGGTTACCAACGTAGAAAATGCTCGGGACGTAGCCAGGGTTATCCTGAGATACAGCAATAGCGCCATAACCTGGAAACACGGGGAGCGCGCAACTAAGAATTTTCAGGGTGCAGGGTGGGCCGTCCTGGATGTAGACAGTGGTGCAACTATACAGGATGCCGCTGCGCTATATGGGGAATATGAGCATGTTATAGGTACGACGCGTAGCCATATGAAACAAAAGGGGAACGACAAACCTCGGGATAGATTCAGGGTATGGGTTAGGCTCGACCAGGTATGCACTGACCCTAATGACTACAGGGAGACCGTTCGACAGCTGGGAATAAAACTATCGGCTGACCCTCAAGCATGTGACGCGGCCAGGAAATTCCTTCCATGCACGAAGATCGTAAGCGGTAGGGTTGACGGATTAACCGCCCCTATATCTAAGTTCTCTAAGCCTGTCGTCGTAACCCCACAGGGCGTTGCCAACATGAGACAGAATTTCATACCTGCGTTTATCAGGGAGTGGCTAACCGTAGGAGCCCCCGAGGGTTCTAGGAATGGGTGTGTGTTCAAAACTGGGTACTACCTTGGTAGAAACGGGTTCAATCTAGACGAAATCTTATCAACCGCACTACATAGCAACCTAGCCAATGGGATCAGCCAGGGTGAGCTAACGTACACGCTACGCAGGGGGTACCATGCTAGTAAATGAAATCTCACAAAAGGCACAGCGTCTAGGGATAAACATAAAACACCTGCTAGCGATGGCAAACATTGACAGTAGCACATTCTATAAGTGGCACAGGGGAGAGCTAGCAACGCTTCAGGGACACGTGGGGAAACTTTTACAGTGTAAGAAGTACCTAGACATGGTAGAGGAAGCTCAAAGGGTTTTTAGGTAGCTAATCTTCTTGTTTACAATCCAAAACATAAGGTCTATCAGAAACCTTGAAGTTACTGAGGATTTCATACTACACAATTTTGGGCAGCATAAAGCGTGTGATTACAGGTAGTTAGACTGCTCAAAATTGAGCAGTGAGAATTCGTCTTGCAGACCAAGGTCTCTAGGGACACCCCACATTTCAAATACCTCAGAAGTGAGAGAATTAAAAACACCGTACATTCTCATAGTGTTTCCTATTGAATAAATTCCAACAAGATAAATATTGCTACCTCATGATGAGATATGTATAATTGAGATATCTTTTATGGAGTTGGTAAATGATTAAAGATCAATTGCGTCAAAAAAATCTAGAAGGACGTTATTTATGGAACAAATTTTTAAAAGAATCAGAGGATAAAAAACAGAATGAATTCACAAGTTTAACGGTATTTTTGAAGGAAAATTTAGATTCACCAAGAATAAGTAACATACTTAGAAAACCGTGGGTTCAAGAATATAAAGATTTTTTAACAAAACAAGATGGATTTTCACCAATAAGAACAAAACAAGGGGTTGAAACGGAGGTAACTTTTGATTTTCTAGCGGCAATACTTGGTGATTTGAACAAGTTTTTTGAGTGTTTTTATTCAATGTGGCTAATGAGCAATTACCACCCAGGCTGTGATAAAGAATGTATTGATTTTCTAGAAAATGAAAAAAAATCAGATTTTACAGCAGCTATGCTTGGGCATTTTTCTGTAAATGCTAAGGAATATTCAGAACTTGAAAAGAAAAGAAGAAAAGAAAAAAAAGAAAAAATATACGTAATTAAGTTAAGAAATGAACTTTACAAAATAGGAATAACAAAAAATATAAGTAAAAGGTTTAAGTCAATAAAGACAACAAACCCGGAGGCAGAATTAATCACTGTCTATGACGGATGCCGAAACCAAGAAAACAAAATACACAAAAGTACATGCAAAAAAAGAATAGGTAAATCTGAGGTTTATAAATTCAAATCGGATAAAGAAGCAATTCTTTTTGTAGAGAAGTATGTAGAACCTAAGATGATCAGCTTCAAGTCAGAGATCTAGAACTTAACCGACCCTGGCGGAGTAAAACCAGGGTCAGCCACACCAACTTCATAGGAGCATGGTTATTTTAACATTGGTAGTTTAGATAAACAAACTATCTTCTTCGTCATCATCATCATCCTCGCAGTCATCGTCATCATCAACACAGGTTAGGCAGTAGGTAGGTTCGTTATCCTGTTCATACACACGGTTAAATTCCAGTTGTAAAACATCCAGTGGAAACATATTAGGCCTCATCTGAGAAAATTGAAGTTAAATCCATGTGAGCATCGTAGTCGGTCTCGTCGTAGTACCACCTGGCAGCGCCGCGAGTGTGTTTAGCAAGTATTTCTTTACCTCTGCTGTCGGTTCCTACTGCGGTCTCAATGATGCTTTGCAAATCAAACTCTTCCATTTTTTAACTCCTATTGGCAACGCCGTGTTATATGTATTTTGGTTTCAACTTTTCTAATACAGTGGCAAATCTAACCTGCCAGTTGCTCATGATTTTTATTCGCGCATAACCAATGGAGTACATTTTGAAATCTCCCTCCTGGTATGGGTCCCTGTGAGTTAAACGTTGGTAATGTTCGTTAGGCAACACGAGAGACGTTGTGCCATAGTGAGGGCAAAAATCCCATGCCAAAGTCGCCAAGTCCTTGTTGCGACACTGTTTCTCGTCCAGGGTTACACAAATTGACATTTGAAAACTCCTTGCTAATTCTTACTAACAATGGTAGTATAAGTTTAAACTTTTTGTCAAGTGTTCGAAACAAAGGTTAGCATGTATAAACGAAAAACACATGTTCCATACTGGGAAGAGCCTGAAGAACCATCGATAAAAGATTGGGCCCTCTATGTACGCATACCACATGACAACCTAAAAAAGGGAACGGTTATAAGTTGGCATTCTACTGAGAGAGGCGCCCGCATTGCGCGAGGAAAGAATATGAAATTAGGAATTCGCATCCGACAGGGGCGCGAGTGGGACGGTATAAACGTTGAATAACATAACAATATAGGGGAAAGGTATGACTAATAATTGGTTTAAACGTAGAGCAATGGAAGCACTTAAAGAAGCAATCAAGGAAGAACTCGACGAGGTTATGGTTACCAAAGTAATCCAAGAGCAGTTCCACAGTGAGTTCAAGGATTTCCTAGCAGAGTGGAACTATAGACTAGGTCTATTCGAGGCAGGGTTAACAGACACGCAGAGGAAACTAGATCAATTGCGCGAGCGCTTCGAACCAGGATTCCGACAGCAGAGAAGAAACCTTAACAACTTTATGACTACCCTTGAACCTGATAACGATTTGTACGGGTGAGGATGTCAGTGGAGAAGATCCGCGGAGCATCCTCCAAAAACAGGTAGGGTTGCTAGCGTCGACTTTTAACTTGCAGGAAAAATATAGTTCATAGGCACAATGCCTATATAGAAATTTTAACATAAGGGCGCTGCCAGAATGCAAAAGGACGTAATCTACGCACTGGGTGCAATTAAATCCCTACCAGACGATAAACAGGTTTTGTTTAAAGTCGCTAACGACATAGGGTGGTTTAGCGCAAAGCACGCATTGAATCTATTGGTTATCGAGCTTGAGACCTCAACAGTGGGGCACTACGAGATAGCTATGTGGTCTCAGCCTGGCATCGATTTTAATCTGAAATTTGACTCTGTCGTCGCCACTGGGTTGGGACTGCCTAATAATTATACAGATGTCTGGTGGTGTATAAAATTTGCACACTTCGAGCAGGAGGTCTACGCAATGAGTAAGGACCTGTATATATTTTTCACCCTGTAGCAACGCCTGAGGTAACCATGATTTGCTGTAAATGTTGTAAAGGACTAGAAATAGAACCTAACCCCAGGTTTATACACCTTGATTCTATATATAGCAAGGCACTCAATGGCACCCTAGAGGTATCCGACGAGCTATTACATGGTGTCGTGACCCTGGATTGCTTCAAAGAAGTTGGCGCCAGCCTTCAGGAGATGAGCAGGGTATTTTCAAAATACTTGGTTTACCTGCAACCAATGGAAATGAAAGCAGCATTTAGATTTCACTTATACATATCATGAGGGTAAAAAATGACACAAGAAAGCAAGGGCGCTGCCAGAGTTTACATCGTAAAACACAGTAGGACCCACGAGATTTTTGGGTGCTTCACCAATATGCAGGCTGCGTTGCAATGTCAGAATGCTTGGCCCGACCGTGACAACCTAATAATTAGTGTCAGGGAATTACAAAATGAATACACAGAGGGGGCGTAGCAATGAAGATTTACATACTAATGTCAGAAGGTTGCCAATGTTGTTCATCAACATTCGGTTATTACCTAACCGAACAACAAGCTATTAAGGACAAGAATCAAATGATTAAGGATGGGTACCAGAATGCCAGTATAGAAACAGCGTACCCATGCGATTTGGACGACTGGTTAAAAATCCAAGAACCTACTTTGGTACACCACACGCCATACAAGAAGATATCACCATAGGATAAATAATGAAATACAAATATTACGTGTTACTAAAGGGAAATAATGAATATATTGCTACATTTTTTAATGTAAAACAACTTTATGAAGTAAAACAATACTTTGACGCTGGTGTATACATACGGGAATTCGTAGTAAACGAGGAGGATATTATTGACATAGTATGCTCCTGCCGAGAAAAAAACTACGAATGATCTATTCTTAGCAACTCAAGTAACATTCTTGACCTACCTAGAATAGTCTAGTATAATTCTTACCACACAACATAAAGATGCATAGCAATGGAAGAAGTATTTTGTTTAAGTTGGAAAACAGGCGGACTGTATCCATTAACGACAATAAAATTATTCGAGACAGAGAAAATGCTCAACCAATACATCGAAAAATTGGTTGAAAGTTTAAAGAAAGATTACCTAGATGAAGGAATCGAATGCACAATTGAAGAAATTAAACAGGGTTTTGCAGAATTTATGGACATGAAAGTTGAAAAGATAAAAATACACCGTGAGGCATAGCAATGGCTCGTAAACGTTCAGAAACCAAGGTTACAGGTTGGGTGAAGTTACAGGACTACGTAGTAGATAAGCTTAAGTCAGAACACACTAGACAGAAGGAAATAGTTCTAGATCTTAAGCACCAGTATGAACATGCTCTTAAACATCTTTATTGTGACACATATCACATAGTTATGGATCGTAACGAAAGAACTTCAGACAAGTGTGCGACAGCAAAGGCTAAGGCAGCAGTAACAACGTTTCTTAAGGGGTGACCGTGAGCATCATTGTGTGCGTAGCTTTGGCATGCTTATCTATGGTTGTTGTGTGGGTACTAGCTGAATTCGTAATGTGGTGTGCAAGAAACGATCAAGGGTGGATACTTGTTGTTTTAGGAATAATTTTATTTACGATTGTTTTTTACATTGGATGCTTGGCGTTGCCAAAGTAACTAAGTTATTGGAAGGTTGATATATGGATATTTTCTACGTAAAACCTGAATGGGGAAGAATTTTAGACAAATGCAAATGGCAGAAATTAGATGACAGGGTGATAGATGTAACAGCGGAAGAGGTAAAAGAAGAATACGAACAGTTAAAAATTACAGAAGTAACTACGTTAGTGGAAGGGTTAATATGAAGGTTTATATACTTAATTATTATGATTACGGAATTGAACACAATTTATATTTAAAACATTTGGTAAAGTTTTGGAAAAAATAGAAGAACTATTTGAAGAGGAAAAAGGAACAGTATCAGCAACATACAAGATTGAAATATCATCATTGGAAGATTAATAGCGTAGCAATGGGCGTTGCCAACGTTAGTAAAGGATAGATAAGCATGGGTGATCTATTAAGTTCTGTCGCTATTTTGTTGTTACTACCATTTATTCTACTTATATTTTTGGGTAACTGGATATACACAAGATTCTTCGAGGAAAAAATAGAAGGAATACCAAAGAGAGAATTTGAAGAAATAAAGAGAGATAAAGAAAGAATTGAAAAATATGAGAACAGAAAACATATGTATTTGTATACAGGGTTACACAGAAATGATTGTCATGGACAACGTTAGTAAAGGATGGGTATGTCACCAAAAATTTACATAGTGGTAGACACCCTTATGGAAGCAGGGGTTCTAATAGATGAGAATGACAGAAGTATTTTTGACCCGGTTGTGATACAAGGTGTTTTTTTAGAAAGAGAAAAGGCCGAAGATTATATAGAACATAGAGAAAGCTCAGAAATTAGGGAATATGAGGTAAAAGGATTCACAGAATGGATACTAAAGAACGTAGATAAATTAGTAATTCCTAACACTTAGTAGCAAGGGGCATTAAAAATTGGAATTCTATATATACATTGTGACAGAGTTAGACGGAAGATTTGGTTCTTTTTATTCAAAAAAATCTGCTTTTGAATACTACAGAAAATTAAAAGACAAAGGTTATAAGGACGTTATGATAAGGACGGTATCTGTAAATCAAGATATGGCTGATTCGTGGGAACCAAAAAACTGTTGCAGATGCGGAGCTGAGGGAACTAATAGCCTAATTAATACCACTGCGTAGCAAAGGATTATAGATGAGTTTAAAGGGTTGGCCATTTATTCCTGATGACATTGTAGAACGGGAAATTGAACTGGATCGAGATATTGAAGAACAGGACATTGCAGATGCGGCGAATAGGATTCAGAAATGGGGACCATTCAAAGAAATGTATGTGATCACAAGTGCAAGAACAATACACAGAATTCAGGAAAAATTAGGACCAAGACCAGATAATCATGAATTATTAATAGTAACACAACACGGAAACGTAAGGATTGATCACCACAGAATGGTCCGAGAAGACTATGCATACTTGATAGGAATGGGAGATAACAAGAATCAGATTATCCACATTCACTTCTTGCCTACCACTGCATAGCACCGTACATTCTCACAGGGTTGACTTCAAAAGTTTCGCATTGCTATAATGAAAAAACCCCCGGCGTATCCACCCACCGAGGGTCACATGACCATGCAATAGAGGAGTATCGCATGAACGACGCTATTATCTCACCAGAGACAGAAAAAATCAATCTAGTAGTAACAATGGACACCACGTGGGAAGAGATTGAAGAACACGTAGGTGAAGAGAATATGGAATTGGTTAGTACAGCCATTGAATTATTCAGTGGCTTGTTCTAAAATAGAAAAACCCGATGGTGGGGGTCACCAATCGGGTCAAAAAACATCATGCAATAGAAAGGATATCGCATGAATCGACTTATTATCTCAATTACCCCAGAAGATGTCAACATCCACATGGACCGCAATCTCATACCAATCATGGGGAAACCCAGAGATTGGTCTGCTAATCTTTTAAAAAAGAAAGATTGGTGGGAGAGAACAAGAATTCAGCATGGAGTAAATTTCTTGGAATCAAACTTTAGGACTATTTATAGTTTTGAAGGAGATAGCATTTTTTCAGATAGATCATTAACTTACGAGATATATTTACCAGGAAGTCCACACGCATATTTTGAACCTAACGCATACAGTAGACTTTGGCAGCATTATCTTGCTGGAAATATGGCAAAGGAAAAAGAACTACAAGAAAGAGTTACCGAGACCCTGAAGGAATGGAGATTCAGAAACGATATCAATAAGCCAAAAAAGCCTTTTATAACTTCAACATCTAAGTTTTTTAAATTACCAAAAGAAGAAAGAGAGGAAATAGAGAGAAGGATAAAAAACCACAAGGATGTAGCAGAAAAAATATACAAAGTATTCGGTGGAAGTCGTTGGAATCATTAAAATAAAAACCCCGGTGAGGTGGTTCTCATCGGGGCTGATAATTTTCAAAAAAGGCAAGTATATTATGGCTAGAAATCTCTCAGTTGTCAATGGTTCAGATAGTTTTGACCCGTCAGATAAATCAGTAGCAGATATTGAAATAGACCTAGGAGACTGGCTCTGCAAGAAACAAGTTATAGGAATGCCAGAACTGGATGGGTCTTTAAAAGTTCTTAGAAATAAAGCTGGTTATAGAATATTTCACGTAGATGACCATAATGTTTGCGAAGAGATAGAGATATCTCAGGTAAGAAAGCTTCTTGAAAACTCCGTAAGAAATAGTGCATATAGAAGGAAAATAAGCTTCAAAACTATATCTCTGGTAGTTAATAGATGGTTAGACTGCAACGCTGAACAAATGGAATACGAGCCAGTTCCCCAAACTCTTCACGATTCAACAAGATATGCATTTTCAAGATTAGAAGAGGAAATTAAACCAATAGATCTTCAACAGCTGGAAGAACACTGCCCACAATACCACGCAATGATGGTGCACATGGAAAATAACGAATGCTGGGCAGCCATGAGATGGGATGCATATGTAGGATCTTACGGAAGAAAACAAGCCATATATTTGCATGGTGAAAGCGGAGTGGGAAAGACCACACTGTGTGACGCATTTGGTGAAATGTTAGGAGGAGAAAAGGCATACGTTAGCGTAAGTACAAAATATCTAGATGGTCCATTTGCTATGGAATTATTAGTAGGTAAAGCTTTAGCAGCAATAACAGAGGTAAGCGAGTCTTATCTAAAGACCAAAGACTTTCTAATACTTACTGGTGAACAAAACGCAGCTATTAACCCAAAGGGCAGACCGGGTTACATGGCTAAAATTGGAGCGCAAATAATACTAACTAGTAACGACGAATTAGAAATACCTGATTTGCCAGAAATAAAGAACCGTATTATCACATGCTATTTAAAGAAATATGACCGGGAAGATCTACCGGACGAAGTAATTAAAGGAATATTTAAAGATAAAAAGAAATATATTTTGGGTTATTCAAGATGGTGTTGGGAAAAATTCCAAAGAGAAAACAAAGGGAAGATCGTAGCCGACAAGACATCGTTGGATGTAGCAGTTAAAAAACATGAAGAGAGATACCAGGATGTTTTCGATGTTTACTTTAAGTACTCTCCAGAAGGGACAGAGTGCGTAAGATGTGCAGATGCGCACGCCGCAATAAAGAAGACGATTAAATCTCGTAGAGAATTGGGAGCATTTAAAAAATGGTTAGAGAAGGAATACAAAATATTAGCTCGTAAACCAGAGATAAACGGAAAAGATGTGAGGGCATACAGAAACATGGCTTGGTCTAACGAATCAATTTATGTGGATGGAAAAAGAATGGAGACACTAAAAATAGCAAAAACGGCATCAGAAGAAATTCAAGATTGGAATGTGATACTCTCAGACAAATAAAACTTGTCCCCCCTCCATAACCTGTCTCCGACCAAATCCTTGCAGCACTAAACAAGCGACACAAAGACAACTCCGACAGGTTTTTTCAACTTTTCTCTCCATATGTATATGCACCTAAAATAGTATTCCTTATATATAATATAAAAATACTTGTCTTTTATGTCTTCTTGTCGCTTCTCTTGGTAGAGTAAGTTTTCATAGCAGACAACTTTGAAAATGAACTTGTCGGACTTGTCTCCAGGTGACAACCTACCCATGTTGCCCTGACTTTTACTCTCAGCTGTCGTCCCCCTCCCGCGCCTCTGGCGCTCCTGTGGGGGTTATTTAACCAGTAGAACCACAGTCCTCGGCGTAGCCGGTGTGCACTATTGGGGGAGGGGCGAGGCGGTGTGCCCTGCGTGAGGGTCTAGCGTGCCCAGGGTGGATGCGTAGAGCCAGGGGGTAGGTAAGCCAGGGACCTATGGTTATGAGACCCTGGCGGTGCCATTTTGATATCTTGGGAGGGATTGCTGCAGGGTTTGAGTGGTGGGGGTGGTTAAAGGGGGTTACAGCTTAGTTATGACTTCTTTCAGGTGGTCCCAGTCTCTGACTAGACCCATTTTCAGGAAGTCTACTAGTTTAGATTCAAGTTTTGTTCTTCTCTCAAGCTGGTCATAGTTGGCGGTATTCCATGTATCCCCATCTGGTTTGATCTTTGCTTTTAACATCTTTGCAGAGTTTACATACAACCAATGGTTATCTTTACCCTGTCTGTCTGTCAGATAAGCGTCAATAGCTATATTAAGGTTTTTAAATTCATCTCCTGAGTCGTCTCGCCATTGTAGGATCTTGTGGTTAACAAATGTGTCGTAAACCATGAACTTGAAGTTAGCATCTAGTCTACTCGCAGCGTCCAGAAGAACATATAGGTGTGCCCAAGTACCGCCTCCTTTTCCTCTCTTTGTTGTAACGCATGTTAACTTTGGACCAACTAGTTCATATCTGTTTTGCCCTTCTCTCTCAACGATTTCAAAATCCGTCGGTTTTACGTATTCTGAATTCACTTTAGTTTCAACTACTTGCAAGAATTCTAGAGTCTCAGACTGCCTAAGATAGTTACTTAGGTCAAGTGCTCCCAATCCCTTACTTAGTCTTATGCTATTTCCATAGTTCCAAAGCTCTGTAAGACTTCCCATCATTGTCTTGTGTTCGATTGGCAACCTGAAGTCACCGATAGCCACCTGCATTAATTGATTTGTCTTCATAATTTCTCCTTAATGTTTAAGACAAGTTAATCTAGAAAATATTCAGGAGATTTTCAACACATTTAGTAATGTGATAATCCGGGGATTCCCCGTATTTATTTTCCTGTGAAAGCGTTGCTACTATTGACTAATCCTGCAAACTATTGTATATTAGATTTAAATTTGCAGGAGAAATAGTTGTGTCCGCCACATTGTTTGACATCAAAAGACCAGTGGAAAAGAAAACCAGAAAGCAGCGCAGCGACAAGGGGAAACCTCGCAAGAGGGTTGAGCTTCACACAGAAAAAGCAGTGGGTTCGCCACCTGAGAGCATCCCTAGAGCAATTGAGATTGCTACAGTGGCCCCGAGAGCTGGAGGAGATCCACTTCGGGGATGGGATTTTATCCGAGAGAGAGTTTGCGAACCTGGTTTCGTTTTACCAGCGTTTGCTTCTCTTTGTACTTCCCTTTACGTCGGATACCAGGGATATATTTATCTTTTGCAAACGAATTCAGCAGAAAGCGCGCTATCAACAGCCCTGGTTGCAGAAATTGTTATGGTGGTTGCAGCTTGCCTTTTTGTATATTCCCGAGGGTTTGCTAGGGCCCTCGTCCTTGCTCTCATGCTCGCAATGGTCGGAGCGGGGGCAGTCTACATGCACTCCGCGGTTGACTCAGGGCAGCGAGATACAGAAGAACAAATCAAGAAATCTCGTGATAGACGTGACGAGCTTAAGCGAACCCTAGACTTGCGTCGTAAGGGTGTAGAGGCGCTCCCTGAGACAATGGTAACTAAACGTGAGGAGGCATTGCGTGGGGTTGCTGAGTACGAAGCAAAACTGGCTCAGGCAGACCTTGAGATTTCCTCAGCTGGTACTGGAAGAGTAGGGGTTACCTATAACCTGATGGTGCGGTTATGCGCGATGATCCTAACCCTGGTTCTAACGCACGTAGCATGTTCCAAGTTGGTGAACAAACCATAACAAACACTTTTGTCGGTGCGTTGTTCAGAATAAGTGGTTGAAATTCTGCCACTTCTTGTGAGCAAGTTATGATAAAGGGTTTAGGTGATCTATAAAGTTATCCACAGGGTTTTTAGATCACTTTTAGTTACCATAACCTTCATTGTTACAGGTGGGACATGAACAGCATCCAGGAGCTAACCGCACTGGTTCCGAGTAACGCGCATCTGTGTGCGTGGCATCCTCCCGAGTGGTTCTATTACGCGTTTATAGCGGGGTTATTTGTGTTCCCTTACCTAACAATGGTAGCTTTTTCTAAGTTAATTCTAAACATCCTAGACAGGTTAGGGGGTGAGGAATGATTCCATCTCTGCCGTCGAAATTCTGCGCTGACTATGTAACAGTGATCATAGATACCAGGGAACAGAAACCAGTGGATGTATCACCGCTAAAGTCAGTACGTGGCACGTTGGTAACTGCGGACTACTCCATCAAGGGATTAGAAGATCACGTGGCGATAGAACGCAAGAGCAAGCAGGACTTAATCCAATCGGTCGGTAGGGAACGTGATAGATTCGACCGTGTCGTACACAGGTTGCAAGCATATGAGACCAAAGCTATCGTTGTCGAGGCGACGTGGGAAGATCTCAAGGCTGGACTGTGGCGAGGGTCTGTCACTAGCTCTCAGGTGTGCGGTTCTGTGCTGGGGTGGATGGCGGCAGGTGTCCCGGTTCTTCTCGCGGGTAATGCTGAGCGTGCGGGGGATGCTATAGCCAGGATGTTGTATATAGCAGCCAGGCGTAGGTATGGTATTATCAGGTCTATGATTCAGGGGGTTTAAAAATGTTTTTAAATACCTATAACGTGATGCCAGACGTAAGAATTTCATTAGACCTAACAGGTATTGATGAATATACAATAGACGTGAGCGATCTTGGTGGTGCTAATGTTACCTACTGCATTTATTCTTATGAATCCTCTTTTCCAGTTTTACTAAAAAGTTTAAATCTAGTAACTAGCGGAATGCCTGGCCAGAAATTGACGATTATTTGTACGGGTGAAAATACAATTCTCGCAGTGCCATTTCAATTTGGGGTTAGTGCTATCTGGTTAGGTAGTTATGGTTCTCAGGTTACCTATACCAATATGGGTAACAGTTGGCTAATGACTAATAGGTCAGCGTTAACAGATGGGCAAAATTATCCTGTTGAATCATATGACGGTACTAAATGGTCATCGCAGGCCTACATAACCACTGTTAATGGGATATTTGCGTTAATGTCGGGAACTATGACGAGTTTAGTCGCTGCAAATAATTCGCTAATGGGTTCGTTTCCTTTTGGTTTTGTGCCTCAGTATGGCTTTAGTGTACAGGTTACGTATAAAAACACAGCAGGAGCAGCGCCCGCGTCGACGGATCTTGGTACGGACAATAATGCATTCGGCATAACTCCTACCGTTGATGCTGGTGGTTATGTTTACACTAATTTTATCTATCAAATACAACAGGTATAAAATGGAAGTTTTTGCTTTGTGTTTATCTGGTTTTTGCTTAGGTGCTTTGATAGCTGTGTGGTCTGAGCTAAAATTTTGTAGAGATGATTTGAAGTCTTCAAGTAAAAATCTACAAGAAATAGCAAATAGATTTACGACCGAACATAATTCTATGGCAAATAAAATTATTTCTCTAAATGATCAGGTTAATAATATTAAAATTTCTAGCATGCAAAATATAACTAAAGGATTTAAATAATGGCGAATTTTAGACCAGCAAATTTAAAGCAAGGTCAACCATTTGGCGGAACAACTAGGAATTTGACGGTGACCTCTGGTTCATGTGTAGTTGCTGCAGATACGGACACGTTTTATTTAATGACAACCGATACCCCGTATAACACACCTATTTATATTGCCCCTACTGCTAGAGAGGCTCAGCGCGTCACTCTGGTTTGCAATGCGTCTGATAGTAATTTGGACGGTGTGAGTATTAGCAGTGGTTTTCCTCCTTTTACATATCAAGGTCCTGACGTAATTCTATTTCATCAGGAGCGCGCAACATTTTGTTTTAATCAAGCATTGGGTATGTGGTTTTTAGAATCATACCCAGGAGAATATAGAAAATCATCAGGTGTTATCACGTACGAAACGGCATTAGGTCTTAACCTAGACCCATTGAGAATTACGCCGTCTCCTGCTCTTGGTTTAATTGTGCCTATTTCTGGTGAAATAGTTCAATATTATGAAACAGGTGCAACGCCTTATATAGCTGGGTCTTTGAGATTTGGGGTTGCGACTCCGAGCAACAATTTTGGTGCGTCTAGCACTGTAGTTGCAACGACGGCAGGTCCTAATAGAAACAGATTATTGGTTTGTGGTTTTGGTAATTACGCATGGCAGGACTTCCAAGATCCTGCAGGCACTCCTCCTGTTCCTGCTATAGGAGATTACAATAATTTACTAGGTCAATGCTGGTATGTTCAAGCTCCAGTAGATTTAACAGGCGGAAACGCTTTGAATTATTTCTATTATAACTTTGTGTATAGATTAAGTTACCCTGCTCCTATGTAGGTTGTGACTATGTTTAAGCCTGGTGTTTCTGGTAACCCTAAGGGTCGCCCTATTGTTCCAGAAGAGGTGAGGGGAATTCCTAGACTTACCTCTGAAGAAGTTAAGCGCTGTATTGCAAAATATTTACGTAAAAACATTAGGGAAATACATGACACTTACAATGATGATCAGTTCTTTGGCAATCTTAGCGCTCTGGATGCTATTGTTGTTAGTATTATCAAAAATGCGGTAGAGGACCCTAGAGGTGATGTTAATCGCCTAGAGTTCCTGATACAAAGGGCTGGGGTTCCTCTCAAAGTAGAGTACGACGACAGTGATGAAATAGACGAGGTCTTCGATTCAATACCAGTGGAGAGCTTGTTGCAACTCGTGAAAGATTCCAAGAGGGAGGGAGTCAATGCCGTTGAAGCCGGGGAAAGATAAGGGAACCATCAGTATTAATATAGCAAAAATGATTCAAGAGGGTGAAAGACCCGATGTAGCAGCCGCAAGGGCTTATAGCAACGCAGGTCAATCTAAGAGGCCCAAGGCATCAAAACCAAAGGGTAAGCGTGGAAAATCAACAGGATAAAGCGCTTCTCAGAAAAGTTGTGAACTACTGTTGGCGCCGAGGGATGTTGGGCTATAAGCTTGACAGTCTCCAGTCGTCGATATCGGATACGTTAAGGACAGGGAATCAACGTAAGTCTTTGATCCTGTCCAGTAGACAAATAGGCAAATCTTTCTGGGGATGTGTTTTTGCCCTGGAATACCTGATTCGAAACCCAGGAAAAATAGCCAGGATTATATCGGATACAGAGAAACAGGCCCACAACATTGTTCAGGATAACCTAATAAAGATCATAGAAGACGCTCCCAAGGGTTTTATTGTACGCAAGAAGAGCGAGTTGCGATGGGACCTTGCCAACGGATCAAGTCTAAGGTTGGGGGCTATGGCTAGGTCAAATGTAGATTCCAACCGAGGTTCTAACTGTGGGTTATGCATATACGAAGAACCTGGGTTCACATCCCCTGACGATTTCACCTATGCGGTTTCATCAGTCATGGGTCCTCAGTTATTGAGAAGCAAGGGCCGAGAGGTGTTCATATCTACCCCCTCGGTTGTTCCTGACCATCCATTGCATACACAAATCAAACCCTACTGTGAGGGTATAGGGTCGTTTTTTCAGTACACGGTGTACGATTCCCCATCTATTACGGATGACATGATAGAAGAGGCTATCAGGAGATGCGGAGGAGAGAACACAGTAGCGTTTCGTAGAGAATATCTAGCTGAGATTCTAAGGATTGACGAGCTAATGGTTGTTCCTTGGAGCGATAACTATGTATCCGTGATGCATATGTCCCCTGAAACGAAGTGGGCCATAACATGCGATTGGGGCGGAACCCGTGACAAGACCGCAATACTTCTTCACTGTTATTCCTATCATGAGGACAAAGACTACATTCTCGACGAGATGATATTTGAACCAAATACATCGACGCGAACCATTGTTACGGGCCTTCAAACCATGGTTGCTAAGAACGGAGTTCACGTATCAAGGCACTATGCAGACGTCCCAGGTCAAGTTCAGGTGGACCTTGCAGATACCTACAAGCTAAGTGTAATCGTACCTCCAAAGTCAGACTGGCTAGGAGGTGTACAGACCATGGCAGCCAGGATGGCCGCAGGTAAGATAGTAATAAATCCACAATGCAAGTTCCTGATTAATTCGTGCATTAACGGAATGTTTAATAAGACAAAGACAGACTTCCTACGCAACGAGGAACTTGGACACTGTGATGCTCTAGCAGCTCTCATGTATGCAATAAAGACTCGTGACACATCTAATCCTTATATAGACAGAAAAACAGGGTTCGGGAATATGGCTCCGGTATTTAAACCTAAGTCAGAAATACAGATTCCCAAAAGGTTTGGTAAGTTCAAATGAAAATACGCATATCAAAGGTCCTGGATGTTTCAAAGTTTCTAGAGACAGAAGCAGGAAACCAGTTAAAAGATGTCCTCATGTATCTAGGTGAGTTTACCCAGCAGATTGTGCAGGCTGTAGGGGGGAAGCTTAGCTACGTAGATAATTTCCTTAGTGAGGTTAAAACAATTACCGCTAAGAATAATGAGGAAATAACGGTCAGTGTAAGCGGGAAAAGGATATTTGATGTCAGGGTTATTAGGTCTTTAAGCCCTGAATTCTACATTATTGAGCGGTTTGGTTGGAAATACGACAACTCTGGTAATATTAATTTAACTTTAGCTGTAACAGGTGCGCCCACACAGCCAATTCAGTACGAAATATTAATTCTTTATTAGAGGAAATATGGAAGAACTAGCACAAACTAGCGTTAGTACGCCGGATATTGTCCATAGCGAGGGGCTAGAGGGTTCTCTGCCAGCTGTCGAAACTGAGTCCAAAGAGTCGCCGACCCTTGATTTAAAGTCTACGAAACACAAAGTCAAAATAGACGATCAAGAGAGCGAAGTTTCTTATGATGATCTTATCAAAGGGTACCAGTTAGAGAAGGTTTCGCGTAGAAAGATGCAGGAAGCCGCCAAGCTTCGCGATGAAGCCTATGAATATATTCAGGGTTCACGCAAGGAAGGGTTGCAATACCTAAAAAACCACATTCCAGAAGAACAATTGATTCAACAAGCCGTAGAGTTCCTAGAGGAGCGTGTGAAATACGAGAACATGCCAGAGGAACAGCGCGAGTTGATGAAACTCAAGCGTGAAATTGAGCATTACAAGGCTAAAGAGGAAGAGCAGAAGCAGTCAGCAGCAAAAACAAAGCTTGAACAGGAAGAAATTCAGGCTATGGACTACCTGGACCGCATGCTAAGCGACCAGGTTGTTAAGCTTAGAAATAAATATGGTAACATTGTGGGTACTGGCATAGCTAACGAGATAGCCAGACAACTTGAGGCGTATGAGCTAGCAAGATCGGACGGCGAAGACTCCGACGAACCGGATATCGAGGCCATATCTGACAAAGCTTGGCAACGCTGGGACAAGACGGTCAATGACTACCTTGCGAGTATGACGGTCGAAGACATTGTTAGACGTCTTCCTAAAGAACTACTAAAGGGGTTACGTAAGCAGGACCTTGAAACGGCTCTTTCACAGTTGCCAACTGGGAGAAAGATACCAACGCAAGCTAACGCTTCAAAGACCCAAAAGATTGATGACGAACCATTTGAAAGCAAATGGGAAAGAATGTTCGGTAAGTAATTAATAACTTTAGAGGAAAAAAATGGGACAACCCAGCATTTATTATGACAGTGCTCCACTTGCCTCCGCAGACTCTTACACTTTGCGATTTCTGTACACAGCCTACGCCTCGCCGCCGCAGCTTGTTCCCGTGCCAGCTAATTCCGCAACTATTTTTTCTGGTATTAGTGGAACAACCCTAATAACCAATGATGCTGCAGGACAAGCTAAAATAGACGGTTTCTTGGGAACGTCGAGTGAGTTCCTGGTTGCTCAAGTAGCCTCTGTTGGTGCTGGTAATAATGCAGCAGGATCGGTAATCATAAATCTTTCTGGCCAATCCAAGATGGCTACTGGTGGAAAAGTTACAAGATTTGGCACTACCGGCTCGTTTGCGGCGGTGGATCAAGTTTTCTTGTTGCCGGTCACAGCATTGCCTAGCATTGCGGGTGCGGTTCCAACGGTTAATAATATCGCCACTGGAGCCTATGGAAATATCGCACTTACGTATGTAATGCCAAGCGCGGTTTTAGCTGGTCAGTATTTAATGATTGAAGTTTACTTTTATCCTCAATAATAACCATACGGCTCTCTAGGATGGGGGGCCTGTAACCCAGGGAAGGGTGTTTTATGGCTGCTTTTGCAGACGCAACACAAGTAAATATATTTAAAACAAGATATGCCGACCAAATTGCTGATTTAATCCCTCGTGAAATGCATTTATCCAGGGATATTCCGTTTAGTCAAACCGCACGTGTCGGTGCGAACTATGTAGCAGCGGCTATATTGTCAGCTGAGACAGGTTGGACATTGGCAGATGGTTTGAGTGCAGCAGTACTTAACTCACCTAGATCTGGTACAGTTAAGCAAGCTACCATCAATGCTGCAACCACGACACTATCTTCAGTGGTTCCTTGGTCAAGCTTCTCTCGTTCTTCTGGTGGAGACGAGGTTGCTTTCATCGAGGCTACTAAGTACATCGTAAAGAACAACCTTAAGTCCCATGAGAGATTGCAAGAAACTCTACGTATCTATGCAAACTCTTATGATCAGCTTGGTTACGTGTCTTACTATACTGGTGTATATGACAACGTTTCTTGGACCAATGGTAGTGGAACAATAAATGGGATTACTTTTTCAGGTGGAATTAGCACAACCCCTGTTAGTGGGACGCAATATGCTGTTTTGTTTGAACCTGGTCAGTTTGCAGCTGGTCACTGGGTAGGTAATGACGGAAACCCAGGGTGTGCGGTTTATTTGATCAATAACGTTGGTTCCGTAGTAGCAAGCGGATCTCTTGTTAAAGTTTATACAGATTATCACTACATTGTGGTTGATTTCGGTGGTTCAGTACCTCCATCAGCGACCGCAGAATATTCACCTTTACAAATTCCAGCGTCAGGAACCCTGCGTGTTTGTTTTCAAGGTATGGAATTTAATTCATCAATTGCAGGAACAACTACATCAAGTGCTTATGTTGGTATCCAACGTATCATGGGTACTCAAACCGGTAGTTTGTTTGGCATCACAGTAGATAACTACAGCTTGTGGCAATCTTCAGTGTTTAACTGTAATGGCCAATACCTCAGCTTTGACATGATCCAAAAGGGTCTTGGTCAGATGTATAACCATAGCGGGGTCGAAGGTGATATCAAGATATATCTTAACCCTAATGCATGGGCAAGACTTGCAGTAGATCAAGCATCACTAAGAATGTACGACTCTAGCTACAAAGTAACCAGAGCAGAAAACGGCTTCAAAGAGCTCCGTTACGAATCTCAAACAGGTTCTGCATCTTTGGTTAGTCACCGATGCGTAAAAGAGGGAGAGGCATTTGGTCTTTTCTTAAGCAGCTGGGTCCGAGGTGGTAGCGCAGAAATTTCGATGACGGTCCCTGGTTCTAATGTTCCGATCATCTACCCTCTAGAGTC